TCTGCCCTGTGCCTCGGCAGATCAGCGTTTGGGATGGGATCAATCTCGCGAACGATGCGTTCCCTCGCATCTCGATGAACGAGGCCGGTTGCGCGGATGGCATCGAGGCGCTCGACGCCTACCACAGCAAAGAAGAGCGCGATGGGGTGACCATCAAGGATGTGCCGGTGCATGATTGGAGCAGTCACTTTGCCGATGCGTTCAGCCTTTCGCACCAAGCAATCAAGCGCGGGATGGTCATCGACCGCTCCGCGATCCCGCGCAAACCGGAGCGCCATGAGGCCATCAAAGTCGTCGCCGGATTCCGGGGCGGTGGATTCGGAAAGGTGCGGCGGTGAAACGCGAACTGGAACTCCAAATCCTCGACCTCTACCGGCGCTACCCGCAGCCGCGATCCTTCTCCGAGGAGGTAGAATTGACGGCATGGAATGGGGTGGTCGTGAACACCGAGGACTTCTTCATGCTCGCCCGCCCGGTAGACATTCACGACCCCGATGAACGCTGGCGCGATGCCGCCCATACATACCACCGGTTGTGTCAGAACTGCTGGCTGATCACTATATATTGTGGTATCAGTCAAAATAACCCTTGCAACTTCGCACCGTATATACTTCCCTTCATCGCATGGAGTCGGCGAGACCGCCCGCTCCGAGTTTACGAAACCCAAAAACTCCAAACGCGATGCGACTTACTGACCACACCGAAAACCCCATCCTCTCTCCCTGCCTAGCTTGGTTCGGAGGAGGCGGACGCAAAGGCCCGAGCAAGCAGGAGCAACAAGCCGCGCAACAGCAGCAACAGCAGATGCAGCAAGCCGCCGCGCAGCAAGCCGCCGCGCAGCGCCAGCAGATGGAAATGCAACGCCAGCAGTTTGAGGAGCAAAAACGCCAGCAGGCCGAAATGCTCAAACAAATGGAGGCGAACAAGCCCGCTCCCGGGGCGCAGGTCGTCCAAGGGGACACCGAAACAGACATCCGTAGGCAAGCTGCTCAACGCCGTGGAATGAGAATGTCGATCCTCGCCGGGGAATCCTCGCAGGCTCCCACGATGACCGGTTCTTCGACCCTCGGTTGATGCAGTTTTGACTGATACCAATGACCGGAAAAAATCCCGACCTCGTTGAGAAGGTAATCCAGCGCCACCAAGAAATGGTGCAACAACGCACCACATGGGAAACCTTGTGGGAGGACATCGCGAAGTTCGTGATGCCACGGAAAGCCGGTCTATTCACCCAGCAGTCGCAGCCGGACATTGCCGACGAGACGGCGCTATTTGATGCCACGGCGGTTCGAGCGAACATGATTCTCGCGAACGGCCAACTCGCGTGGATGACGCCGATGGAATCACGCTGGTTCTCGATGGACGCACCGAAGGAAATGGAGTCCGAGGACACGGTCGAACAATGGTTCAAACGATGCACGGAAGTCGTGCAGTCCGAACTCACGCGGTCGAATTTCTACACCGAAATTCACGAACTCTATCTGGACCGTGGCGCATTCGGCACGGCGGCGATCTTGGTCGAGGCCGGTCGCAATTCCCCGCTTAATTTTGTGAAACTCGACATCGGGTCGTTCGCTATCGCGGAGAACGACGAGGGCTATGTCGATACGCTCTCCCGCGAATACGAGATGACCGCTCGGCAGGCCGCGCTCAAGTTCGGCGTGGAGGCGCTTCCAGAGGGGATGCGGAAGGAACTGGAGTCCACGAAGTCCTCCAAGAAATACACGATCATTCACATGATCTATCCCCGGGGTCCGGGCGAGATCGAACTCGGCAAGAAGGACGCGAACAACAAACCGTATGCGAGCGTCTACATCGAGAAAGCCTCGCGCCATGTGCTGCTCGTCTCGGGTTACGACGAGCAACCGTTTTTCGTCACACGCTACCTCAAGTGGAAATCCTGCGAAGCGTATGGCTACTCGCCAAGCTGGACCGCGCTGCCGGAATGCAAGCAACTCAACTTTCTTGAAAAGCAACTCGACTCGCTGGCCGAACTCACCGCCTTCCCGCGCATCCTCATTCCCGCTGGATTCGATGGCGACATCGATCTTCGCGCCGGGGGCGTGACTTACTTTGACCCGAACAACCCGCAGGCCACGCCGAAGGAATGGGGAACCGGCGGGCGCTACGATGTCGGAGTCGCTCGGGCCGAGACCAAGCGCAACGCAATCAACGAAGCGTTCCATGTCGATCTTTTCAAGATGTTCGCGATGCTTGAAAAGCAGATGACCGCTCGCGAGGTGGCCGAGCGCAGCGCCGAAAAGCTCATTCAATTCTCGCCGACCTTTGCCCGGATGACCACGGAACTTTTCAATCCGATGCTCCGCCGGGTTTTTGCAATCCTCGCCCGCCAAGGCAAGTTCCCGCCACCACCCCAGCAACTCGCGATGGTCGGATTCATCCCCGAGCCGGATATCGCCTACAATTCGCGAATCGCGCTCGCGATCAAGCAGCTTGAAAACGCCGCATTCGTCCGCACCTCGGAAATGCTACTGCCCTACGCGCAGATCAAGCCCGATATGCTCGACAATTTCGACTTCGACGAGATCACCCGCGACATGGCCCGCAACGATGGCCTGCCTGCCCGCTGGCTGATGGACGAGGAAATGGTCGCGCAGACTCGCGCCTCCCGCGCCCAAGCCGCGCAGGCCCAGATGCAGGCGGAGCAAATGGAGCGCACCGCTGCCGCGCTCGGCAAGGCCGGGGCGGTGAAGCAGGACTCGATGCTCGCCGGAATGCTTCCCGGCATGATGGGACAAGCGTGATGGCTCCCGAAGACAAAGCCGCCGCCCTCCGGCGCGAGCGCGAGCGCCAGAAGATCACCAACGCCTACCACCGCGTGTTCACCTCCAAGGAAGGCCAAGCGGTCATTGCCGACCTCAAGGCGCAGTTCGCCACCGAGTCCCAAGTCTTTCTGCCTGGTTACGATTTCAACCCCGTGGTCGCCGCCCTCCGCGATGGCCAGCGCGGTGTGATCCTTCACATCGAAGCGGTCCTCCGCAGGCCGGTCATCGCGGACGGCGACATCGAAACTCCTAAACGAAAGGTCAAAAAATGAGCAAGAAAACCGAACCCAAAAACGACATCCCGCCACGCCCCGAAATGGACCCCATGCTCGGCGACAAAACCATCGAACTGGTCGAGTGGCTGCGCGACTACGCGCCCGAGGAATTTCAGAAGACCTACGCCGGTCGCGAGACCCATCTCGGTTACCACCCGCATCAAGACTGATGCGCTGTTTTGACTGATACCATTTATGGAAGACACCACAATCGACACCTCCGGCGAGGAATCACTTCTCGCCGCAGCCGATAACACAAGCGCCTCTCCGGAGGCACAGGCGCAGCAGCCCGCTGCGGAAACCACGCAACCCTCAACTCCCTCGACCGGCTGGGTGAATCCAGACGGCACCTTCGGAGACAAGTGGCTCGATGCCCTGCCCGACGATGCGAAGGACTACAAGGACACGCTCTCGAAATACAAAAGCGTTCCCGACATGGCGAAGGCGCTCGCGAACGCGAATGCGCTCATCGGGAAAAAGCTCGGCGTCCCCAACGAGAAATCCTCACCCGAGGAGGTAGCCGCATTCCGCCGTGCCATGGGCGTTCCCGAGTCGATTGAGGAATACAAGTTCGCTCCGGACTCGCTGCCCGAGGGCATGACATGGAGTGACGACATGGCGAAGCCTTATGCCGAGATCGCGCACAAGCACGGCATCCCGCCCTCGGCCATGAAGGAACTCGTCGCGCAACACGCGAAGACCGAGATGTTCAAATTGGAAGCGATCCAAGCGACCTACGAGAAGCAGCGCACCGAGGCCGTGCAGGGTCTCCAAAAAGAGTGGGGAAATGATTTCGGAAAAAACATCGGACTCGCCAAGCAGGCCGCGAAGCTCGCGGGCGTGGATGCGAACTCACATGGATTTTCCGATCCCGAAGTTGTGCGTGGATTCGTTCGCATGGCGCAAATGATGAGCGAGGACAAGGTCGGTCGCTCCATGGGCGGCACCGAGTTTATGACCGGCGCGGCCCGCGCCAAGGACATCATGTCGAACTCGGAGAATGCTTGGCACAAGCGTTACATGGAAGGCGACCGCGAAGCCGCCGCGCTCGTCACCTCCTTGCTCAAACAGGGATGAATTTCTGCGGGGTAGTGAAGAGGCATCACACCAGTTTCATAATCTGGAATCCCGAGTTCGA